TCACTCATTGAATTCGATCCTCGTTTCCTGGCCGGGTCCATAGGCGTCCGAAATCTGGGCGACCCGGAATTCCAGCTCGTTTCCTGCGCCGTCGATGGCCTGCATGGCAGCAGTGTAGGCCCAGTTGGGGTCGGTAACTTCGACCTCCCTCAAAAGTGCCGGGCCGCGATACACGCGGACCCGGTACCGCTCGCTCAGCTCTCCAAGGGGAACGTCGCCGCTCCTCCAGAGGTCGCCACCTTTCCGCGAGCGCCTGATCCACCCCAGCGCAATCGCACCGGCATCCGTTCGGGTCGCGGATCCGTGGACAGGCGCATAGGGCCTCAGGCCCACAGCTTCGGGCACGAAGATCGCGTGCCGATAGGCCGGATCGTCATAGGACCGCTCTGCCGGGCCGACCCGAAGGTGCCGCGCAAGGCCGATGCTGTCGGGCGACACGTCAAGTTGCACGGCGCTTCCGTCCAGCAGAACGAAATCCGCGCCGGGTTCGACCGTATCGGGAATGATCCCGTCCGTTCCCGCCTGCCCCCGCAGCAATCCGGCCAGGCGATAGGTCCGATCGCCGATCAGCTCGGCGTCGCGAAACTGGATGATCTCCCAATCCAACTGCCCCACTGCGCGCAGCGCCGCGACATTGGCGCCGTTCAGGACGTCCAGTTCCGGTCGTCCCAGCAACGCCCCTTCGGTGACGGTGATCTCGACCGACTGCTCGGACCACCGTCCTGCTACCGCGCGGGGCAGTGGCGTCAGGGTGGTGCCCATGACGCTGTTGCGGGCAATCGGCGGCTGGGCACGGTAATCGTAGTCCTGCGCAGAGGTCGCCACGGCCAGCGTTCCGGTCCACGGAAGCTGAACCGCCGCGACCCAGGGGGCATGGGGGACCTCGTCGCCCTTCAACAGCGGAAGGTCCAGGACCTCGACATGCGGGGCACCGCGATTGTTCGGCCCTTCGCCGATGATCAGTTCCGGAACAACCGGAAGGCGCCGATAGATACCTTCCTCGACCCGAACCGCCTGAACCGTTCGGGTCAGCGCCTCTTCGACCCGGTCGATGCGAAAACAGTCCAAGCCCTTCTCGCTTGCCAATCGGACGATATCCCCCGCCCCGAGATCGGCCAGCGAGCGCGGCAACGCGAAACTGACATGATCCCGGGCAACCTGGGTCTCGGCCAGCCATCGCGCCGCCACGGCATTGGCCTCGGCATGGCTCATCGCGACGGGCAGGTCCGAACCGGCCGCGTAACGGGCCTCTGCTCCCGGCATCTGCGCCTCAGCAGTGACGGTCTGGTAGTCCTTCTCGGGGTGAACGAACGAGAGCCGCACCAGGGCCGGCATCTCGGCTTCGGGCGCCCGCGTCAGCTCGACAAGCGGACCGTCCTCGTCGGTGACCGCAAGCAGCTCCCTGTCCAGGGCAGTCCCGCCAAGACCGCCGCGGTTCCTGAACACCAGGCGCCCGTCGCGTTCGAACGCGTCAAAGCCATAGGCAAGCATCAGCGGCTGCAGGCTTTCCCGTGCCGTTTCGGTCGCTTCGACGTGAAAACCCGCAAGCACCCCCTGAAGGCCATCGACATCCACCTCATCCAGGCCCGCGCGCGCACAGATCTCGCGGACGGCATCGGCCAGTCCGACCAGATGGCTTCGGCCCGATATCCAATGCCCCAACGCGAAATTCCGGCCGTCGGACCAGACATCCATCCGCCGCGGGAATTCCGGCCAGGGGCGTGCGTCCCAGGCCCAGACATAGGCATTTGCCATGTCCACCATGCGACCATCGTAGACCCGGCTTGCCGGGTTGTTCGCCGCGTCCCCCCAGTACCCCTGCATCGCCTGAAGATACCGCTGCTGGATGTACCGGTCCTGCCCCCCATCCGAGTAGTGGGGAATGTCGTTCTCGGACGACAACGGATCGACGAAGACGTTGGGCTGGTTCGTGCCCTTGTCGACAGCCGGGCAGCCCAGTTCGGTGAACCAGATCGGCTTGCCCTCGGGCTGCCAGTCGGTCGGTGTCTCCTGCTTCACGCCACCGACCCGGTTCCAGTGAAACCGGGCCCACCAGTTGCGGATGTCCTTGTAGCGATAGGTCCACGGCTCGTCATAGGCCCCGTCCTCGATGGGCGCGCGCACCTGCGCATCCCGCGCCGCCTGTGAGGGGTAGTACCAGTCGTACCCTTCGCCGCCCTCGATATTGCCGCGCAAATACGCCAGGTCATAGATCGACCCGGCGCCCGCATCCGCGTGGTCCGTGCCCTCGCGCCAGTCGGACAGCGGCATGTAGTTGTCGATGCCGACGAAGTCGATCTCGGGGTCGGCCCACAACGGATCAAGGTGATACCAGACATCCCCCGACCCATCGGCCGGATGATACCCGAAGTACTCGGACCAGTCGGCGGCATAGCCGATCCTGGTGCCCGCCCCGAGGATCGCCCTGACGTCGGCCGCCAGCGCGCGCAACGCCCTGACTGCGGGAAACGTGTCCGGGGCATCGCGCACTTGGGTCAGCCCGCGCAGTTCGGACCCGATGCAGAAGGCATCGACACCGCCGGCTGCCGCGCAAAGATGCGCGTAGTGAAGGATGAAGCGACGGTACGACCACTCTTCCGGCCCCGTGTAAACAATGTCGTCACCGGACAAATCGAAATCCCCCGGCTGCGCTGTCCCGAAAAAGGCGGCAACCTCGGCTTCGACCGCCGACGTGGTATCGGGCGAGCCTGCTCGGCCCGGCGCGACGGAACAGGTAATCCGGCCGCGCCACGGAACCGCAGGCTGCTCGCCCGCCCCGGTCCACGGGTCGGGCAGACCATTGCCGTTGCGGATGTCCATCAGGATGAACGGATAGAACATGACCGACTGCCCGGCGGTCCGCAGCGCATCGATGGCCTGCCGCACCGAGGCGTCCGCGGGCGTGCCGCCGAATCCCGGCCGCGCGTCCACCCGGCTGACAGGCTGCGCGGTCCAACGATCCTGTCCCGAAACGGTCCAGGGCATCCCGGCCGCATCCCGCTCGGTCTGTTCGACCTTGGGCAGCACATCGCAGGACCCGCACCGCAGGTCCGTACCGAACCAGCTGACGACAAGCGATGTCGCACCGCAGTTCGGCACCTCGGCGACCAGGTTGTCGATCGCGACCTGCGCGTCCGGACGCCCTTCGTCGTTGTTCACGTTGACGATACGGGTTTCCCCCTTGCCAAGCGCAAAGCTGACCTGCTCCGTGGCCAGGGCATACTCCCCGGTGCCCGGAACAAGCGCGACCGCTCGGATCTGCTCGACCGCATCTTTGCCGCCAGTCTCGGACCGCCGAACGACCTCGAAGGAAAACTGAGGGATCCGGTTCCCGTACGTGCCCAAGGCAAGGTTCTCGATCACCACGTAAGCCGTGCCACGGAACGCCGGTGCCTCGCCCGCGGGGACGCTGGCTGCGATCAGCGGGTCGGGCAACTGTGCCTCGCCCCCACGGTAAACCCGCATGTCCAGGGTCGAGGTATCCACGATCTGCCCATCGGCCCACACTTTCGCGACCCGCGCAATCTCGCCCTCACACAAGGCAATCGCCAGGCTGACGGAATAGGAATATTCCTTCGTGGTCGGGCCCGCCCCGGTGCCCTTGCCGCCACCGCGCACCTGAACATCCTCGACGAAACCGCTGGACCAGATGATCTGCCCCCCGATCCGCATCCGTCCCCACACGCGCGAGATCGCGGCCCCCTCGCGCGAGCCGGTCAGGCGCAGCTGATCGCGGCGCCCGACCTCGACCGCGGCCGAGCCTTCGCCGAACAACCGCTGGTCCAGCCAGGCTCCGACCGTCGCCCCCACCGCCTTTCCGATGACCGCCGACGATACGCCCAGCACCGCGCCGCCGACGGACGCGCCGATGGCGCCGCCCGCTGCGGCCAAAACCACTGTCGCCATGAGTTATCCTTTCAAGGGAATCTGAAGACCGCCGCGATCCGCGCGGCCCAGGCCGCGCTCAGCGGGGACTCGACGACCCCTTTTCCGCTGTAGGAATGGATGAATGCGCCGGGCGCGACGCCGGACAGGATCCCGACATGCTTGGCGACCGCCGTCCGGCGCATCCGGAACACAAGGACATCGCCCGGCTCGGCGGCCGCCAGGCGCAGCCGGAACAGATGCCGGGCCGCCGCATCCAGCAGCCGCTCGGCACCTTCGGGCTCGCCCCAGTCGGGCGTATACGACGGCGTGCGTTCCGGCTCGGGTCCGTTGACCTCGCGCCAGACGCCGCGCAGCAGGCCCAGGCAGTCGCACCCGACATGCTTCAGGCTTGCCTGGTGGACATAGGGCGTACCGATCCAGCCGCGCGCCGCCGTGATGATCTCATTCATCCCGCAACTCCGCCCAATAGCGCGCGCTTTCCCCCCCGGCGGTGCCCTGCCTCGGATAGGCCGTCACCCAGTCATCGCCCGGCATGTAGGGAAAGCCGCGAAAATTCAGACAATTGTCGAACTTGGCGCGGCACGTACCGATGTGCTTGTCGCATCCCGCGGCCACCCGGAACCGGTCGCCCGGCCGGATATCCAGCTTCGCCTCGGCCCACAGGACCAGGGTGCGCCCCGCGCCCACTGCCTGATCGGCACGGACAAGGCCGCCCAGGCCCGCGTTCGCACCGTCGATCCAGGTCAGCGCGCCCCCGGTGAACCATCCCGCGTCAAACCCGGTCTCGGGATAAAACGAAAACTCGCGCCGACCCACGGCTTCGGCCACGACGCCGACCACGGCAAAGCGCGGGTCGTCCAGGTCAACGCCACATTTCGCATCCCCCAGCACGCGGTCACAGGTCTTCAGATACGCCCGTCCCACGGGATGGTTCAGCGCCTCGCTCAACCCGCGCAGCTCGGCTTCGAATTGTCCGCCGCCGGACCTGATCTCGCCCACCGTGCCGCGAAACAGTTCGATCCGCGCTTCGGGGTCCGACCAGTCGACAAGCCACTGCCGCACCTCGGCGCCGTCATAGCGCCCGGCCAGGATATCCGTCTCGGACACCCGGTCCGAACGAAGCGCGCCGACGGCCTGGGCATTGTCCACGCTCAGACCACTGGTCCGCTCCAGCGTTCCGGCATCCAGCCCGGCGTCCGCCTCGAAGACGACTCCGCCGAACTCCAGCGCGCAGTCATGGTCGGTAAAGCCCAGGCGAACGCCGTCTTTCCGGATGATCTCCCAACACCGCGCCAGGCGCGTGGCCCCGTCGGCCAGACGCGCGCGCAGAATGTCCGCACCTGTCGTCATACCCGCACCTCGATCACCGGAACCGACGGTATCTCGCCCGCCGAGAAACTCGCCACGCTCGCCTCGATACGCTCGGCATCGAACCGCACGGGAACGTCGAACTCGAAACCGGCGGTCAGCGGCGCATCCATCGACGGAGCCGACACGAACCGGACGATGCCGGTACGATGATCAATGGTGTAGTCGGCTTCCTCGCGCTTCTCGTCGCCGCCGATGGCGATCCGCACCGTGCCAACCACCGGCTTCGCTATCGGTCGCTGATAGGTCGCCTCGCCGGACCGGTAGGTCTTGCTCAGCCGGAATTCCGTCGTAACGCCGTCGCCGACGCCGAAGCGCTGGTCGGTCGGTTGCGGCGTACCCGATGACAGGCAGGACTTGTAGTCGGTCCAGTCCTTCCATCGGAACCCGTAAAGCTGCCCGTTGCGCGCCTCGAAAAAGGCGATCAACTCCTCCAGGTCATCCAGCGAACGCATGCCGAACCCGGCATCGTACCTCCGGCGCGAATGCGCCCAGGGGGTTGTGCGCTCTTCCGCGCCGTTGGACAGGGTGACGATCTCGGTGCGCCGCTCGGGTCCCCCGACCGAGCCGAAAGACAGCGACACGGGGAACCGCACTTCGTGAAAATTCATGGCTCTGCCTTTTCGCGTCTATTGGTTGCGCTGCCCCTGCCCCATCGCCCGGCTCAGCTGAGCCGCGATCTGGGTGCGGGACCGCCGGAAGCTCGCGGCATCGGGGGTGGTGATGTTCATCGTCACCTGGACCGGCCGGCTGCCGCCCTGGGCACGCACGCCCAGACGGCCATCCGGGCCACGGCTCAGCGGCATGATCGCCTCGGGACCTGCCTCGCCCATCAGGCCGGTGCCGCCGCGCATCGGAAACGTGGTCGGGCCGTCCACGACGCCGCCCTTGGCAAAGGCGCGCACCCGACCGGACGAGAACGCACCGCCGTTGGCGAACACGCCCCCCAGAAGGCCGTTCAGTCCGCTGACCACGGCGCCGCCCAACGCATCCTGCACCGGTTTCACAGCCGTGCTCAGAACCGAACTGGCCATCGACGCACCGACGCCACTCAGAACCGACGACAGCTTGGCCCCATCCAGGATCAGGTCGTCCATCGCCCGCTTCAGGCTGGTGCCCAACGACCGCGACAGCGACGAGGCATCCTTGCTGGCCGTCCGCATGGACGAGGTCACGTCCTCCATCTCGCTGCGGAACGCCGTGGTCATGCTCTCCGCGCCCGAGATCGAGCTTTCCAGCCCCACGATCGTGCCCTCGAGACGCGCCAGGTCGCTTTCAAGATCCGCCATCGGACCCTCCTTTGTCTGTGTCGGGGAAACGCGAAATCAGGGCATCCAGGCCGTCGCGGGACAGCGCCCCGCCCGCCCCGGACCCGGCGCCCGCCAGGAACATCAACTCGGCCGGGGTCAGCGCCCAGAACTCCGCCGGACGCAGGCCAAGCTCGATCATCCCGGCGCGCATCAGCGCCGGCCATGCGATGCGGCTCACGACGATTCTGGCTCCTGATCCGGCACCTGGAATGTGACCCGCAGCAGCTCGGCCGCGGCACGGGCGGCGGCGACCGCGCCACCCTCGATCTCGGCCGCCGCCAGGTCCTCGCGCGCAACGCCCAGCCCGGCGGCCAACAGCAGCACCAGGTCGCGCGCCGCATAGCGACCGCCTTCGAACCGCTCGACCATCGCCACCAGGCTGTCGGTCCCCAGCGCCTCTTCCAGTTCCGCCAGCCGGCCCAGACTCAGGCGCAGCACGCGCGCCTGGCCATCGACGGTCAGCGCCACCTCTCCGCGATACGGGTTCACCATCACACCGCCGCGAAATTCAGCGCCCCGGCCGAGGCCATGGACATCTCATAGACCGCCTCGCCGTCATGGCTGCCCGAATACTCGATCGAGGTGATCTGGAACGGCCCCTCGACGATACCGAAATCCGGGATGATGACCTGGAACTTCGGGATGTCCCCGTCAAAGAAGATCTGTCGTGCCCGCTCGTCGGTGTTCTGGTCCCGGAACACCCCCGACCCCGAGATCGCGGCCGAACGCACGCCGGTCCCGCCCAGCAGCTCGCGCCACCCACCCGAGCTTTGCAGGTTGGTCACGTCCACCGCCTCGGCGTTGAAGGTGATGCGCGTGGCCCGCAGCCCCGCGACGGTCTCGAAACTGCCGGACCCGTTCATGTCGATCTTGATCAACAGATCCTTGCCCTTTTGCGCCACCATGGCTGTCCCCTTCGTGTTCAGATGTCTTCCAGAACCGCGCGAAAGCGCAGCTCGACACGTCTCGTCTCGGTCGCCCGGCCCCGGTCGGCCCGCGCCGACAGGAAGCGCAGGTCCACCAGGTGGCCGCGTTCCAGAATCAGGTCCGCGCCCAGCAACGCCTCGCAGACGGCAGACGCCGCCGCCTTGGGGCGCGAGAACCCTTCGGTCCGCGCATGCACCGTGACCGTGAAATCATGGACCGAGCCGCTACTGGTCTTGGTCGAGCCGTCCTTCACCCGCTCCTCACCCAACGAGACATGCAGGTCCGGCACTTCGGCCGGGGCCAGTTGCGGCGGCGCATCGTGGATCTCCTGCCCGACCAGGTCGATCAGCGCCGGGTCCCCGCTCAGCCGCTGATAGACGGCCGTCTGCAAGGCCGATGACAACGCATAGCTCATACCGCCAGCCCCTCTTCCGCGCGGCACACCAGGAACCGCCCCTCGGGGTCGGCCTCGGCGACGCTCAGGATATTGAAGACGCGGTTGTCCTCCCGGAACCGCTGCTCCGGGCGCGGACGGGAGGGGGCGCCGTCAGGCGCGCCCCTGACCGTGATGCGCCAGGCCTGCCGGGACACCCCTCGTCCCCCGACAAGGCCCTCGCTCCCCGTCCGCGCCACCAATTCCGCCCACAACTGCCCGACGGGGGTCCAGGCACCTTCGTGCCCGCCCATGCCGTCGGGCGTGCGGACACGCTCCTCCAGCGCCAACCTGCGCGTCAGCTTCGGCAGCTTCAAAGCACGTCTCCCAGCAGGCGGACGGTCTTGAACCGCTCGATCAGCGACAGCACGGCAAAAGGCATGGTCGATCCCAGCCCGGCGTGATCCGCCCGCGCCTCGTAATTCGTCGCCGCCAGCAGGAACACCGCCTGCGCCAGATCGGCAGGCACATCGCTCCAGCCCGGCCCGAACCCGGCGGTGAAATCGATCCGCGCCAGCCCGAGGGTCGGGATCACCGGCAGGCGGGGCGCGACGATCTCGGGGCGGTACAGGTCCTGACGCAACCGGTACTGCGCCGGGTCCACGACAGTCTCGGCCCCCTGCGCGTCGATCAGCGTGACCGCGTTGATTTCTATCACCGGGCCCACCGGCAGCCCCTGCCGGTCGTCGCGATACCAGCGCGTGACGTCCCACGAGAACCGGCGCGACAGCACCACCTTGCCGGTGCGCGCCTCGATCCCGGATATCGCCGCCCGCAAGTACCGCTCCAGCACACCGTCCTGTGCGCCGTCATCGGCAAAGCCGGTGCCCAGCCGCAGGTGTTCGGCAAAGGCGCGCACGGGAATGGCCGCCGCGTCGGGCGTGTTCAGGTCCACAAGGTTCATGATGCCCCCCTCAGGCCGAGATGCGCACGACGATGGCCCGCTCCAGCGCGCGGCCCCGGTTGGTCTGCGCCCGCGCGCTGACCATGTAGACCCGGCCCGGCACGCCATCGGCCAGCTTCGCGTAGGACGCGGTGCCGTCCACCCGCTGCTCCTGCACGCCGATCTCGCCGCCCGGGCTGACCGCCCACCCCAGGTCGGCGGACACTTCCTCGCCCGGCTCCAGGTAGCCTTGCGTCCAGTCGATCCGCGCCAGCGCCTCTTCCGAGGCCGGTTTCATCAGATAGCCGCTCATGCGCGCCTCCCTTGGGCTGAAAAGAAAAGGGGCGCCCCGATGGACGCCCCCTGGTTTCGCGTGCCGGTGCTTAAGCGACCGAGAACTTCAGCAGCTTGATCGCCGAGAAGTCGCTGACGTCGCCGCCGATGCGCTTGGTGGCATAGAACAGCACGTGCGGCTTGGCGCTGAACGGGTCGCGCAGGATGCGCAGGTCCGGGCGCTCGGCCACGGTATAGCCCGCGCCGAAATCGCCAAAGGCGATGGCGGTGGTGCCGCTGGCGATGTCGGGCATGTCCTCGGCGATCAGCACCGGATAGCCCATCAGGCGCGCAGGCTCACCCGCCGCCAGGCTGTCGGACCACAGGAAACGGCCGTCCGCGTCCTTCATCTTGCGCACCGCGCCGGCGGTCTTCGAGTTCATCACGAAGGTCGCGTTGGCGCGATAGCGGGCACCCAGGCTATAGACCAGGTCGACGATCGCATCCGCCGGTTCAGTCCCCGAAAAATCGCCATCCGCGCCGGTGGCGACATAGCCCAGCTCACCCCAGGTGGCGACCTCGTTGTCGACAGTGGTGTAGGTCAGAAAGCCCTTGGGCTTGTCCACGCCATCCCCGTTGATGAACGAGGCACCCTCGGCGCGGGCGAACTTGTCGCCGATGCGCGCGGCCAGCCAACCCTCGACGTCGAAGGCGGCATCGTCCAGCAGGCGCTGGGACGCTTTCGGCAGCGCCGACAGCTCGTGCAGCGGGATCGAGATACGCTCGATCTGCGGCGTCGCGGTCTCGCTGACACTGCCGGTCTCGGTCGCCCAGCCCGAGCCGATGTCGGTGTGATCCACCAGCACGTCATAGGCGGTCGCCTCGACGGTGACGACATTGGCGATGGCACGGATCGAGCTGGCATCGCGCAGCACGCCGGTCACGGTCTCGGCGGTCTGCGGATCGACGAGGAACCCGCCCTCGCCCGAGCTGGTCAGGCCCTTGCCCTCGATCTCGACATGGCGCAGGCCGTCGTCGTCGCCCGACCGCAGGTAGGCGGCAAAGGCCTTCTTGTGGGGCACGTTGGCCTCGGCCTGGGCCGAGAGAGCGGGGCGAGCAGCGGTCAGGGTCTTGCGATCAAGCATGGTCAAACGGTGTTCCTGTTCTTTGATCCGGGATTTCAGTTCGTTCTGCATCGTGATGATATCGTTCACGAATCCGGCCATCGCGGCCTTCACTTCATGGGCGCCACCCTGGGCTGCGCCCGGCGTCGCGGCACGGTTCTTGGTTTCGGTCTCGTGCATCACATCCGTCCTTGATGATGTCGGTTGGGTTCGGTGCGATCGCTCACACCAGTTGCTCCCGGGCGGCCGCGAACGCCTCCGCCAGGTCTCGCGCGATGTCGGACACGGCGTCTTCGCCGGTCTGCACACGCGCCTCGGGAAGCATCGGGAACGTGACCACCGAGACTTCCCAAAGATCGATTTCCAGCAGCGACCGTCCCCCGGCCGCCTTTTCCGAGCGCAGGGTGCGATAGCCGATCGACAGCCCGTCGATCGCGCCGGCCTCCAGCAGGGCCAGCGCCTCGCGCCCGTTCTGCACCTCCGAAAGGACGCGGCCGCGCACATAAAGGCCCTTCTCGTCCTCGCGCACCTCGTCCCAGACGCCGATGGGCCGGGTCGGGTCGTGCTGCCACAGCATCTTCACCCGGCGCCCGCACCGCGCGATGCGGCGCAGGCTGCCCTCATAGGCCCCGCGCTGCACCACGTCCCCGCCCTGGTCCACCGCGCCGAACAGGCTGGCATAGCCCTCGATCACGCAGTCGCTCAGCGCCAGCCCGTCCCCGAAGGCGCAATACTTCGTCTCCAGGCCAAAGGCCTGCCTGTGTCCACCCATGACAATTCCCGTCATTGCGTCGTTGAAAGAAGAGAGACCGCGACCTCGCCCGCAAGAAACGCGGCGACGCCGAAGACCACCAGCCACAGCCGCCGTTCCATCCGGTCCAGCAGTCCCTCGATCACCAGCAGGCGGCGTTCCAGGTTCATCCAGCGCTCCTCGGTGATCCGTTCGTGCGCGTCGATCCGCGCCGTCGTGGCGTCGAACGGCTCGTACAGAAAACGTGATCCCGTGGTCCGCGGACCGCGCGCGCTCATCTGTCCTCGGCGACGGGCGGCAGCCCCAGCAGCGCCCGTTTCTCGGCCTGCGTCAGGAAGTCGGCCTCGGACACCCGCCGCCACAGCGCCTCGCGCTCGGCGGCCAGGGCCGGGATGTTGTCCAGGTCCATCTGCAGCTTCAGGTCCGGCCCGAACCGCTCGGGCAGCCAGCCGTTGATCGCCGCCAGGGTCTTGGCCACCAGCGGCAGCACCGTCAGGCGATAGAACGCCCGGTTGGCCTCCTGATAGTTGGAATAGGTGTTGTCACCGGGGAACCCCATCAGCATCGGCGGCACACCGAAGGCCAGGGCGATCTCGCGCCCGGCGGATTCCTTGGTCTTGTGGAACTCCATGTCGGACGGCGAAAATCCCATCGGCTTCCAGTCCAGCCCGCCTTCCAGCAGCATCGGACGGCCGGCATTGCGCGCGCCGACATAGTTCGACTCCAACTCGTCGCGCAGCCGCCCATACTGGTCCGCGCCCAGTTGCCCCGCGCCGTCCGCGCCCTTGTAGACGATCGCCCCCGAGGGCCGCGCGGCATTGTCCAGCAGCGCCTTGGTCCAGGTCGCGGCGGCATTGTGCACGTCCACGGCCACGGCGGCGGCCTGCATCGGACTCATGCCGTAGTGATCGTCCTGCGGGTGGAAGTTCCGGATGTGCAGCACCGGCGTTCCGGCGGTCATGTCGAACCGGTGCTTCCGCGCGCCGACCTTGTACTCGTAGGCCACAGGCCAGCCATCGGCCCCCGGCACCACGCTCATCCGGTCGGATCGCAGCACGTGCAGTTCCGCCGGCAGGCCCTCGACGGTCTCGCCCGCCGCTTCCAGGTAGCCGTCGCCGGTCAGCAGCAACTGGCCGAACAGCGCCTCGAACAGCGCGGCGCGGCCCTGCCCCTGATTGGGCCGCTCCAGCAGCCCGGCCAGCGGATGCACCTCGTAGCGCCGCGCCGCATCCTGCACCGTCACAGGCACCGCGGCAGCGGCCTCGGCGATCATCTTGACGCAGCGAAATCCGACCGGGTTGCCGACGAACCCGGTCCGCGTCAGCGAGCCCGTGTCCCTGGGCGACCAGGCCGCCCGGCCCGTTCCGTGGACCGCGACGACGGCCGCCGCGGCCGAGGCCTTGGTTTCGGCCACAGCCGGCCGGGCCGTACGTAACAGCTTGAATACCATGCGTTCCCGCCTCCGAATTGTTCGTGAATGCCCCAAGGGGCAAGGACGCCGCCCGCAAGGCGCCGCATATGGTCTAGAGCGCGCGGATTCGCGCCTGACCGCCGCTGTCGGACATCTGGTTGATCACCAGCTCCCAGATCGCCCAGACCAGCGCATCCAGCCGGTCGGGGCTGCCCTGCCCCTTGTACCCGGTCCGGGTCATCTGGGTCATCTGGTCCTCGAGTTCGGGAAACCCGCCAACGTGATGCACACGCCCCTGCTCGTAAAGGGCCGCCACCGGCTCGGCCCGCACCGACTTCGCGCCCTTGGCCGTCAGCTTGGCGTAGGACACGTTGGGATCGATCCCGCGCAGCACCGTTTCGACCAGGTCGCCGCCCTGGTTCACCTCGGCCACGACCCGGTCCACGTTCCAGTCCTCTGCCACCGACAACGCGCGCCCGGCCCATTCGCTTGGCCCCGCGCCCCGGATCGAGGCATCCTCCAGAACATAGGCCTTCCAGTCCTGCGGCTTTCCCTTCGTGACGACCCCCGCCACGACGATCCCGCAGGCGTCGGAATCCTTGCCCTTGCTCACGTTCGGATCAATCGCCAGCACGATCCGATCCAGCGGAGGCACCTCGCGCACCCGGTCGCCGTCCAGCATGTCCAGCGTCCAGAACGCACCCTCGGTGTCCTTCAGCAACTCGCCGTCCAGTTCCTGCCGGCCCAGCCGGCTGCCGCGATACTTGGCGGTGATCTTCTCCAGGAAGCTTGCGGCCAGCCACGCGCGGTTCGCATCCGTGGGAGCAGCCGTCCGAACCGTGGTCGGCTCTTCGAGCAGGTCCCGCAGGATTTGCGTGTTGCGCGGCGTGGTGGTGACCACCTGCCTCGGATCGTCCCCAAGCCGCAGGCAGAACTGCAGCATGTCCCAGGCCTCTTCGGCCTTCTTCCATTTCGCCAGTTCGTCGCACCAGGCGGCATCGAACTGCGGTCCCCTCAGCGACTCGGGATCGGCCGCCGAAAAGCCCTGCGCCTCGGCCCCGTTCGGCCATACCAGCTTGCGCTTGCTGGCCTGCCACTCGGGCCGCCGGTCGGGCGGCGAGCAGGCAAGGATCCCGCTGTCGCCCTGGATCATCACATCGCGCACCTGGTCATAGGTCTGGCCCACCAGCGCCACCCGGCGCGCCTTGCCCGGCGCATCCGGCGTGGGCCCCTCGACCTGGGCGCGGACCCATTCGGCCCCGGTGCGGGTCTTGCCCGCGCCGCGGCCACCCAGCACCACCCAGGTCGTCCAGTCGCCCTTGGGCGGCAACTGGTGGTTCACATGCGCCCAGTGCTCGAACAGGTACGGCAGTGCCGCGACGGCATTGTCACTCAGGCTGTCCAGAAAGTCCTCGACCTCCGAAGCGCTCGCGGAGCCGAGCAAGTCGGTCACGGATTTCAT